TAAAACTACCTGTTTTATAACTCAAACTTATAAATAACTATATGAGTGAACATTATAAAAAATATAAAACCACAATTAAAAAAGTTGCAAGACGCCACAGACTTTTGAAAGACAAATGGATTACCGATTATCTTATGTCCAACTCCTGTTCTCATTGTGGTGAGTCTGAACTTATATGTTTACAATTTTATCCAGATGACCGAAAGATAAGAGCTTTATCAAAAAAGTCTGAGGATAAAAAAGATGTTATGCAGTATATATCAAAAAACAAAATTGTATGTAGAAACTGTTTTCAAAAATTAGACTCTGATATAATTACCAGTTAGACTTGTAAGTTCTTACTACAGGATTCCATTTTGTTCCATACTCATCAACCATCTGACCTATATTTTCATCTTCTAGTCCATCAACAATAAATCCAAATGGAGCCATATCTTGTTCTATCTGATCTTGTTGTTCTGCAAACATTTGTTGTCTTATATCATTGTTTGTTAATTCTTTAAAATAAGTTTGGTCAGTTGCCCAACCAAAAATAAACATACACGCAACTAAATCATCTGTGCAACCATCATCTGCTTCAAAAGATGAACCCTTGACAATAAAAGTAGATAGTTCATTTATACAATCAAAGTCTTCTACAATAATCTTATTATCCTCTATCATCTGTTTCAAATTAGAACAACCTATTTTTTTAACTGCCTTTGTTGTTCGCACTCCTAATTGAGCTCTACCACCAGAAAATCCACCACCCATTATTTGTCCAGCACGACCTCTCATAGAAGCCATAACTAAATTATCATATTCCATATCAAACTGCATTGCATTTGCAACCTGTTCACCTATATCATTTACCTCTATCAAAACAAATGCAAGATTGTAAGCTCTTGCAACATGATATATCTTTTGTGGAAACATTAGAGGTTTGATTGTGTTATCTCTAAACTTTGCAACAATACGATAAGGGGATTTTGTTACATCAAAAACTATATATGCAGAATAATCATTTGATGTTCCTCTGGATACGTCAGCAGTCATAAAGTATGTGTGGTCTTTTTGTGGTTGTTCATATACTTCTAAACCAGCGTTAGATTGTATCGGTGTTTTATATGTTAATGTTCGTAGTTTATGTGGAGATATTAAAGTATCTATTGAACCAAGAAACTCACATTCAAATTCTGTATTGAATTGTTGTTCACTTGTATTCTTAATTGTTTCTTCTCTCCATTTTTCATCTCTGCCAGGAACTTCACTCCAATGCACTTCAATAGGTATATAACTATTTCTTTTTTCTTCTGCATCTGTCCATAATTTATAGAACATATTCATACCATGAGGTGTCGATACTATCATAACTTTTGTAGTTTTACCAGATGATATTGTAGGATACACAGAACTAAAAAATTGTTCTGCAACATTTGATGGCACATAAGCAAACTCGTCTAAGAATATGATATTATAGCTTCCACCCCTTACAGCACTCGCAGAGGTTGATGACGCAAGTATTTTTGACCCATTTTCAAGTTCTAGTGAACCTTTGTTCCAAGACATAACTCCCTGTTGTAGCCATTTTGGAAGATGTTCATACGCAAGTTGCAGTCGTCCTAATAAATCTCTTGCAGTTGCAGCCTTGTTTGCTAGTATAGCTATATTAACACTAGGATTAAATAGTGCATAATGTAACAGGTAAGAAATCATAGTAGTTGATTTACCAGATTGTCTGGGTAGTTTACAGATGGTAAAACGATTATTGTGAAATGTACCCACCATCTCTTTTTGAAAATCATACAACTTAAATGGCACTAATCCTTCATCTAAAGAAATAATTTTTACATAATTTTGTATGAAATATAGTGGGTCTTCCATACATCTAGAATATTCTAAAAGCTCTTCTTTAGTCCATTCTTGTTGTACGTTAGCTTTTTTAAGATTTGGATTACCTAGATAGGTAAAATCAGACATTATTTTTACCCTTTAACATTTTTTGTAATTCAGCAGTTGAACCAACAAATAATGCGTTAGTTACATTCTTTGGTGCAGAGTTTGGAACTTCTTTAAGTTTTTTCATTTTTTCTTGTAGGTCACCAAGTTTTTCTGTAACCTCTGCGACCTGTTTAATTAAATTACCAGCCACTTCATAACCTCTGGGTTGGTCTGACTCTTTTGCAACATTTAATATACCTTGTATTGCATCTTGACCTTTTTCAATTAGGTCATAAAAATTTTCTCTTTGGTATTCATAATCTGCATCAACATCTTCTTTTTCTTTTGATGGTCTTGATATTGTAGGAGTTAACATTTTTTGAATACCAAGTTCTTTTTCTACTGGGTCTAATACTCCAAGAACTTCGTCCAAAACATCATCTGTATTCTTCATTCTTTTTCCACTCCTTTTGGCACACAAAAAACTTTTACATATATTTTATCACCGGCAACCCTTTGATGATAATCTTGACTTTTAACTTTTTCTGAATATTCTAAACAAGTATCTAGGTCTTTAAAATATACAGGGTCTTGAACCTCACCAGCAAGAAAAACCATTAGAACCCATAAAATATCCATCAATCATTGGTAGTAGTTTTATCTGTTCCAGTTGATGAATCAAATTCTTTTGCATCTTGAAAGAATGATGTTGTTTCACTAAATCCAAAGTCATCATCTGCATCTGCACTTACAGGATTAGGTGTAACTGTATATCTTTGTTCTCGTTTTGGTGCAGCTGTTTCTATGTCAGTATACTGGTCAACTTGAACTGTTTTAATAACTTTACTAGAAGTTACAGGCCCATATAAGTAAAATTTAGACGTAAATCCTAATGTATAAATTATAGCTCTTCTATCTCCATAATCACCACGATAACTATCTTCGTAGTTTACACTATTCAAAACTATTGGAACATCTCTTTTGATACCCATATCAGCCATATCATTTATTGTCAATGTATAATCTGGTTGAAAGTATGGTAATATTTGTTCAACTATTTGTAATGCATCATCAGATTGTTTTGCCATAGCATACAGTTCTATATCTAAATTATAAGGAACTGGCATATATTGATGGTCAAGTTTATTTGACTTATCAGTTGCACTTTTTACTTTTCTAAATTTTTGAACACGATTTAGTTTTCTTGATGGGTCGTATGCAAGATTTTGTATTTCAAATCCAAGTCGTGGTAAAGTAATTGCAACTTTACTTGCCAAGTCTGCATCTGCATCTAATCTTGTTAACCATTTTTGTTTTGGCCCATACGCAAGTGGAACTTTCATAGTTTGTGTAACTACTCCACTATTATTTTTTCTAACCAAATGTATATTATTAAAAAGTGTTCCAAATGCAACAATGATATTTCGCATTGTTTCATGGTAAAATTGTTGTCCTAACATTATCCTTTACTCCCAGCATCACCAAATGGATTTGTTTCTGAAAAGTCTAAAACATTATCGTCTAGCTGATCAAAAAGTTCATTTTGTGCAGATTTATCTAGATTTCCACTAGTTGTACTTCCATCACCTACTATATAGGTTTCTTGTATCAAGTATGATTTATCACCACTATCAGCCTCATTTTCAAGAAGAATATTTTCACCAACTGAAGTTTCATCATTTTCCATAAGAATATTATCGCCATCTGTTTCTTCAAGTAGTAATCCGTCCTCACTATTTGCTAAATCAATTCTTACATTTTCATTTACAGCAGAGGATTGTTCTAATGTAAATTGATACTCTGATGTACTCTTTGATAAATCATCTTCAACTTCATCAATCTCTGAAATGCCTGTATCAAGAACTTCTTGGCTATACTCAAATTGTTTACATCTTAATTTGTAAACTGGATTATTATCTAATTGATAGTAAGGGTCATCATGGTCTACAAAACTTACTTCAAATAATCTTTTTATAACTGGTGTATATATTAAGTCACCTTCTTGTGGCCTATCTGCATCTGTTGTTGCAGTATCCATAATTAAATAAAACTCACTACCACTTTCCTCTGATAAAATAAAAGACTGATTATCATTTTCTAACATGATTTTATCATCTGAATTTGTAGATGAAGTATCAGTTCCATTCATAGTGACAAAACTTTGTGTAACTGTTTCTAGTGTTGATGAGTTTGAACTTTGGTCTATACTACCAGCCTCAAGTTGTATAGAACCACCTGTGGTATCGGTTGCATCTTCAAGAGTAATCTGACTATCCATCTCTTGAAATCGTTTTTTGTTTACAACAAAAGTTA